ACCCTCGACGAAGTCTCCGCACGCGCCGCAGGCCTCGCCTACGGCCAGCGCTGGGCCCGCTGCATCCCCAACCTCCGCGGCGACTCCTACGGCAACGTCGGCCCCGACCGCATGCACGAGTCCGTGTGGGAGCTCTACCAGTCCTGGCCCAAGCCCACCCCCGTCGACGTCCTCCTCGGCACCGCCCTCGACGACGACGGCTACCCCGTCGAAGCCCGCGGCGCGAGCACGGAGATCCCCCGCCTCACCGAGACCATGCTCGACGACGCCGAACTCGAGCGGGTCGCCGCCCAGGACGCCGCGATCGAACTCGCCAAGACCCGCGTCACCCCCAAGACCCACGACCAGCTCGCCGTGGAACTGTTCACGTCCCTCGGCAGGCCCGCCAAGCCGTCCGAGATCTACCCCCTCATGGTCAAGGCCGGATACGACAAGTCCGGCCGAACCTTCCGCGACCTCTGCGCCCGCCTAGGGCTGCAAGACAAGCTCGTAAAGGGCGATGATGGAACCTACGCGGCAACCAACAGCGGTGATGGGGTTCCTGATGCAGCCGGACGAGTTCCCGGACCTGAAGATGACGCCGATGGACCAGGCGATGGCCCACATGGCTGAGCTGATCGACGGCCTGAAGAAGGCCGGGCTCAGCGAGCACTCCGCAGTGCGCTTCGCAGCCATCTACTTCGCCGAGTCGTCCGGCACCGTCTCCGACGACGACACCGACTGAACCAACCAGCGACCAGGAAAGCCCCCGGGTCGTACCCGGGGGCTTTCTGTATCTCCCACCGCCTGCCCGCCGCCCCGAAGGAACCCCCTCCGATGAACGCCAGCCTCCCCGACCCGACCCAGACCCTTGCCGCACCCCAGAAGGGACAGACCGATCCCGCCCCGGCCGCACTCGCCTTTCTCGCCGACGTGGAAGACGCCCTCGCCGCTGCCAAGCGCCCCGCGCTTCCCGCCCCCACCAGCTTCCGAGACGAGACGCCCGTGCCCGCCATCGGCAACGCCCTCCCCATCCCGCAGCCCGGCCGGCCCCCCATGTCCCAGCGGGCCACCGACGCCAGCGTCCTCATGCTCTCCGCCGGCGCAGCGTCCGTCCCCCTCGGCGGCGTCACCGCCCTGATCATCTACGTCCTCGGCAATGCCGACCCCACCGCCCTCGCCGTCGGCGCCGCCGCCCCCATTGCCCTCACCTTCCCGATCCTCGCCCTGACCCGCCTCGTACGCCGCGCAAAGGAGACCGTGCAGGCCGCCCCGCCAACCATCCACCAGTACTACACCGGCACCGTCATCCAGGATCAGCGGACCGTGAACACCACCACCCGCGGCATGTGGGCGTCCACCCGCAACCAGCTGCCGAAGTAGCCGCAGGGGAATGCGTCTCAGACAAACCGCGATCTGTGCCCCACACTCAGAACTGCACGGCCCGGCGTCCGTCATGGGTCCTCCAGGGTGTCCCCGCGCCCACTGGTTCCGCCAGTAACGCCGGGCCGTGCAAACCCGCAGCACCCCAGCCCCGCCACCCCAGGGTGCCGGGGCATCCCCATGCCAGGGGAACACCACACCGAAAATCGGCGATCATCCGTACAAGGCGCGGGGCCCCACAACCACACACGTCCGAGCGGGAGCCCCGACCGCCATGCCATGGTCCAAACTCAAGACCGACGAAGTCGCCGTACGCCGCACCGCGCTCCTCAAACTCCGCCGCGAAGGCGTCCGATACGACGACGAACGCATCCTCGCCCTCGGCTACAACAGCGCCGCCACTGCCCGCAGCGACCTCAAACGCGCCCTCGAAGCCCACCGCGACGAGGAAAGGGCCGAGGTCAGCGTCTACCGGCAGCAGGAGAATGAGCGGCTCGACGCCCTCCTTGAAGCCGCCTGGCCCGCAGCCACCACCCCCAAGGCCATCCGGAACAAGGAAGGCGACGTCGTCGGCGAAGAGATCGACATGCGTGCCGTCGACACCGTCCTCCGTCTCATGGACCGCCGCGCCAAACTCAACGGCCTCGACATGCCCGTCAAGACCGAGGTCACCGGCGCCAACGGCGGACCGCTCCAGATGGGGCCAGCCGTCACCGCAGAACTGGAGGCACTCATGGGGCTGGGAGTACCGAAGGTCTCCGAGGACACCGGTGACGAGTAACGCAGACCTGCTTGAGGCATACCGCCACCTCACCCGAGAGCAGCGACTGGAGATCGCCCGGGCGGCTTCCCCTGACCTGCGCATGCAGCTGGCCCACGTCGAACGCGAGATGGCGATGGACCGCTCTCCGGGAGCGCTGGCGGCTGTACTCACCAACGGAAAGGAAATGCAGGCCCGCCACCTGGACCTGGTGGACCAGGCATTCCAGAGAATCGCGTCCGGCGAACGCGTCAAAGTCATGCTGACGATGCCTCCCAGACATGGGAAGAGCCGCCGCGCCTCCCGATGGGCACCCGTCTGGTACCTGCGCCGCCACCCCGACCACCGGCTCATGCTGGCCTCCTACAGCGCAACCCTCGCCGACGATCACGGCCGGTGGATCCGCGACACCATCACCGGATACGCCGACGTCCTCGGCATCTCCCTCAACCAGGGATCGCGCGCCGCGAACCGCTTCGATATCGACGGACGCGAGGGCGGAATGGTTACCGCCGGCGTGGGTGGTGGCCTCACAGGAAAAGGCGCGAACTGTTTCCCTGACCAGACCCTTGTGACCACGGAAATCGGTAGAATTCCCATGTCAGAACTGGTGGCCATGAAAATCCGGCCGCGGGTTCTTTCCTTCAACCATTCGACCGGCCGAACGGAATGGCGCCGGATTCTGGCAACGAGGACTACCAGCACCGATGGACTCATCGAAGTCACCAGCGCTCGTGGGCATACAGTACGGGCTACCAGAGATCACCCCTTCTATGCCGATGGATCCGGTTACAAGGCGGCCTCTGCTCTACGCCCCAGAGACCGGCTTCTCGTACAAGCCATCCCGGCTGAACAAGACCTGCATCCTCTGCGGGAAGGCGAAGGACAACACGGGACGCGGCCAGGCGCACCGCGAGTGCTACATGAAGGTGCGCTCGGTAAAGATCCTGCTGCGCTGTCTGTGGTGCGACGAGGAGTTCCTCAAGCCACGGTACGAGTACAACAAGGCATTGCGCCGCGGGCACTTCTCCTTCTACTGCTGCAAGGACCACTCGCAGGCCCACCACGCGGTGAAGAACGCCAAGCACTGCGACCACTGCGACGTCCCCATGCCGGGGAGATCCACGCGGAAGTTCTGCTCCGTGCAGTGCCGCATCGATTCACGGAATCACCCAGAGAAGCCATGCACGATGTGCGGCTTGTTCTTTCGGCCCGTCAGCAGCCGGACGGCCTACTGCTCAAGAACATGCGCGGACCGCGCCCACTCCATACGCATGCTGGGCACCGGGAACTCGCACTACAAGGACGGCACCAGCTACAGCAAGTGGTTCAAGGAATCCCGTCCGCTGATCTTCGATCGAGACAAGGACCGCTGCGTCGTCTGCTCCAAAGCCTCCGACCTCATCACCTTCGAACGCGACGGGCAGACCGTGCAGCGTTCGAACCTACTGGTGCACCACATCGACGAGAACCCGGCGAACAACCGGGTCGAGAACCTCGTCCTGCTCTGCTACGGATGCCATCTCGTCCACCACAAGTCTGCGGTGACGCCGTATCCGTGGTTCGCCGAGTACACGCGCCAGGCGTCCGAGTCCATGACATCCAAGTGGAAGGCAACAGCAACTTCTTTGCTGACGGTGTACTCGTCCACAACTGCCTCATAGTCGACGACCCCTTCAAAGGATCCGACGACGCCGAGTCCCAGACCCAACGCGACCGAGTCTGGGACTGGTGGCAGTCCGTCGCCCTCACCCGCCTGGAACCCAACGGTTCCCTCGTGGTCATCAACACCCGCTGGAACCCCGACGACCTCTCAGGCCGGCTCCTGGAGACCGAGGGCGACGAATGGACCGTCCTGGACCTGCCTGCCCTCTCCATGGCAGAAGACGACCCCCTTGGAAGACAGCCCGGCGAAGCCCTCTGGCCCGAGCGGTACAACACCAACGACCTGGCACGCATCCGCAAGGGCGTCGGCGAACGCGTCTGGTGGGCGCTCTACCAGCAGCAGCCCAGACCCCTCGAAGGCGGCGTCTGGCAGTGGGCGTGGATCACCCGGAACCGCGTCACCCCCATGGTCTTCCGCGGCGTTGACCTCACCCGCACCGTCGTCGCCGTCGACCAAGCCGGCGGCAAGGGCTCCTCCCACGACGAAACCGGCATCATCGGAGCAGGCCGCACCACCGACGGCCAGATGTACGTCCTCGCCGACCGGTCCGCGAACATGGGCGCCGACACCTGGGGACACGAAGCCTGCCGGCTCGCCATCGAGCTCCACGCAGCAGCTTTCGTCGTTGAAGACAACTTCGGAGGGGACCAGTCTGCTCAGATCCTCCGTCAGGCATGGCGGGATCTTGAGCGGTCCGGGGAAACCAACGGTCTGCTGATGCCACGGATCATCCCCGTCCACGCCAAGCAGGGGAAACAGCTCCGAGCCGAGCCGATCGCCCAGTTGTACGCCCAAGACCTCGTTCACCACGTGGGGGAGTTCCCCGACCTGGAGACCCAGATGGTGACCTGGCTGCCCGGCATGGACTCCCCGGACCGGATGGATGCCGCAGTGCACGCTCTGACCGAGCTGGCCGACCCGGCACAGGAGGGTCTCGGTACCCAGCACTACGCAGATCAGCGACTCCGCGGCCGCAGGTAGCGAAGGGAACTCTCCGCCTCCGCGCCCGTACCCTGATCACAAGGCGCGGGGCCTGGAACTGATCAGCGGAAAGGAACGCTGTGGGCTTCTTCGCCAGCGCCAGGGCGG